AATTCTTCAGCACACCATCTCATAACTTCATGTAAAGATAGATTATCATTTTCCCAATTTAAGTAATATTTTGTATCTCGCACATAATCATAAAGACCTTTATAATAAGGATTGATTGCTTTTGACCAATCTATATCATCTTCTTGCCATTCTGCTCGTCTATAGTCAAACTTTGACCAGTCTTTGTCCATTTCTGAATTATGATTTAGTGAGGGTGGTGAATTATCTAAATCTTTTATCATTAACACATTCATATGATAACTATGATGTGACCAATAATTACTTAACCAAGATACCGTCTCTCGTAGTGTATCAAGAGTTTCATGTGGAAGTCCTGCAATAAGAGATATGTGTCCTTTATAAAATCCAGCATTTTTTCTAAAATATTCATCTACTGCCAATAGTCCATCTTGTATCTTACCACTCTGCATACCTTTGCCTATGGACTTTGCAGATTTATGATTCATCGATTCAACACCATAAAAATGTGATGTTATTCCCATATCAATAAGATTATCCCAGTCCTGTATTTTAGAGACTAATAAATCGGCTCTAATATAAGCAGTCATCTTAGGTTTGAATGGTAGTTTTCTACAAGCGTCAGCGTAGACCTTTATTTTCTCGCTGTGGTCATTAAAAGTCTCATCTAAAACCATGTAGTGGGTAACACCCCACTTATCATAGTTTTTCATCATCTCATCATAAACGCCCTGTGCGTTTCTAATATAATTACCCTTTGCACCAAGAACAGGGAAAGAACAGAATGAACATTTAAACTTACATCCTCTCGCAAACTCTAATAAGAGTATCTCTCTCGCATTAATATAGTCTCGGTATTCGTAAGAGACTTCTAATTCGTCTTTAGGGAATGCTCTATAATTTGCATATGCATTTATGACTCTATTTTCATGAACGGGCTCTGGTGCACCCTGGAAGTGTTCTAAAAGCGATAATAAAGCGTATTCCCCGTACCCATAGCAATACCAATCACACTTCAAACTTTCTAGTGCGGCATTCTGACTACCAGTAACAATGGGGATATTTGGGTATTTGTGTTTTAACCACTTAATAAAATCGTGGACTACATCGGTATCAATAAAGAAAGTACAACTGAAACCGAAGAATAGTAATTCATCACTAACTCTTTTTTCAGTAAATTCCTGTAACTGTTCTAATTTCCAACGATGAATATAATCAACTACTTCTATATCATAGTTGTGCTGTCTTAAATATGTGGCAAGTTTATGTGCACCAGAAGAGCGCCTAATACTAAAAGCATTAGGGTCCATTCCCATGTCTTCTAACAATCCGCCGAATATTATACCATGCATAATTCATTCAAAAAAAGGGGGCATTTCAGCCCCCTATAAAGCCGTACGACTATTTAGTTGTCTTCGGCAAGTTTTGCGAAATACGACATAGCAGACTCATCTTCTTTAGAAGAAGAGGGAGCCTTAGCCGTGTTAGACTCGACAAAAAGATCGTCAGCGGCATCACCCGTCTGAACCGATACAGTCGATGCTGTGGGAACAGTTCTTGTAGAACCCAAAACCATATCGAGTTTCTTTTTCAACTCATCATATGACTTGAAATTTTTGGGATCGACAATCTCAGCAAGTGAGTGTTGTTGACTCCAGATAGCCTCTATTGCTTCATCTGTCTCAGCGACAACTGAATCAGAGGACTCAAACTCCGACTTGTCATAGTTTCGGAATCCCTCAACTTGACGAATCTTCAGTTTAAGATTTCTACCTTCCCAAAAATCAAAGGGATTTACAGGAGTCTCATCTTCAAACTCAGGCTTCATTGCATCCTGAATCTTATCAAAGATTTTCTTCCCAAACTTATACAAGAAAACTTTACCTTCGTTTTCTGGTTTCGCGCCATCTTTAACAACTAAGATATTAGCGTAGTAAGCAAGCCTTCGCTTTTGCTTTCTAGCAATTTCTTTGTCAGAATCAACACCAGAATTCCAGAGTTCAGAATTCAACTCTGATACTGGATCTTGTTGACCGAGAGTGGTCAAAGAATTTTCAATGTACCACTTTCCAGCGGGACCTTGAAAGCCGTGATTCCAGAGACGAACCCAAGGCAAATCTTCGCCCTTAGGTGCTGGAAGAAAACGAATAATAGCAAGACCATTGCCTGCATTATCAACTGTTGGCTTCCATTCTCTGCCATCATCTCTTGATTGAGTGGTGGTTGTAGCAGACATTTTTTCAACCTCTTTCATGAGGTTATCAAAGTTGCCACGGGATTTCCGAAGATCGGATAGTGTATTAAACGACATATGTTTCTCCTTTATGTACGATGTTTACGGTTTATTTTCGTTATATGCGGTTGATCATAAAAGTCATCACTTTCATAAATGTTTTCATCATATAACATGTGTTTGTATTTGTCAAGTCTTGTTTTAACATCCGACTCGACTTTCCGAACACGACGGTTATGCTCTTCCTCATACTGAGGTCGAGACTTCTTCTTGTTGGCCATCAAGAATACTCCTATTTATACAGCCCTCAAGTGTCTTCGCTACAGTCATCATATTGTCTGTAACTTTAACAAATGGTCGATATTTTTTTATCGTTAATGAACTCTGAGATAAAAATACATCGTTTGTATCTATATCAACAAAATTAAAAATCTTATCTACAATTACCATAGTTTCAATGTTGATCATATTAGCATAATATAATTGAAAAGTCAAGGGGTGTTCCAAGTTTTTTTCAATAAATGGATTATTAATTTCTCTTTTTTCCATCTCTAATATGATCTTAGATATATCTCTTTCAAACAAATATTCTCTTTTCGATTTTCTCGCTTTCCATTCTTCATATCTTCTATCTGCTTCATTTGAAAGGTGAATTGTTGAACCTGAAACAATAAAGGTAGCGAGAAAGTAATCTACTATCTCGTCTTTAGTGTATTTCTTGGATAATTTTTTGAAGAAGATACCATCATTTCTTTTCAAGAATGAATTTCTGGATGCCTTTACTTTACCATTGTATTTTACAACATCATAATTTTTATTAGTAAAATGTAATTTTAAAGCAAGATATATCTTGTAAACATCAAATGAATCCATTATATAGGCAACTTTCCTCCAGCAGATCCTTTAAGAAGATTTAAGTTTTCTGCTTCAACTTTAAGTTTATCTTTTAAAGAGGGAGATAAAAGTTTTTTAATAGTCTCAATCTCTATACCTCTCTTGGTGCAATAATCAACTATTGCATCAATGTAACTATCTGTGTGAACACCAACTTTCTCAATGTGTTGTGAAAATTCAGCAGAGTTTTTAAACTCCTTGGTTATCATGAATTCATCACTCATGTTTTCAGATTTCATATCATTATTAACTATTAACTTCGGCATTACTTCTCCTAATGATCAATACCAAATTTAGTATCAATTTCTTCTAATTGTTCTTGCACTCTACGAAATGTTTTAGACTCATCAAACTCTTCTTTCCAGTTTTTAATATATCCAATAACATCAAAATCGCATGGTGCATATGGTTCTTCACATAATGTATCTTCTGCTTCACCTGGTTTATCGAACTCATGTACAATAGGATGTCTAAATGCTTCAGCAATTTTTCTTATTGGGTAAGGATTACCTGTTCCCAAATGCACATTTCTCGGTTTTGTTTCTGCTTTAAGAAGAACAACAAGCATATCAATAACATCATGGATATGTGTAAAGTCTCTTGTCTTTCTACCAGAGCCGAAAATTCTTAGGGGTTCTCCCTTTATAATTTGATTCTTGAATGCTCTTATAACTGTGCTATGTTCTCCATAGTCTGCTTCTCTTGGACCATAAACATTATAAAAATATAACAGATGATAATTAAGCCTATAATGTTTATTGTATAATTGTAATACATCTTCTCCTACAGTCTTCGCAAAGGTGTATGGATTTGATGTAAAGTCAGAATGAATTGTACTAGAAGAAGTTGCATAGAACAAAGGACATTTAAACTTTCTAGCCCACTCTGCAACATGTATTGTAGGATCAATGCCGTTTCTAAGTGCCTCTAACGGTTGTTCTAATGCCAATCTAATTCTAGGAGTATTTGCTAAATGGAATATCGCATTAAACTTTCCTTCTTTAATTGTCGGCTGAACACTACAAACATCCTGATGAACATACTTTACTTGTGGGTTATCTTTAAAGATCGTTTGTCCATTTCTCAAGTCATCAATAACTAGAACATTCTGTCCCATCATGATAAGAGTTTCAACTAAGTGCGATCCTATAAAACCGCATCCACCGGTTACAATAAAATTCATTGGTTCCTGTTCAGTACTTTCTGTAGAAAATGTGACTATCAATCTGGGCTACCTTAATAAAATGTTGAGACCAATATGGATCAACATAGTTAGCATGATAGAATGTACTACCATCCGTTATATCATCTACTTTTCCACGCATGACTTCTTTTGCTAAATTATAAATCTTTTTAAATTTTGGCATTTCTTTAATAGTATCTGATCTGCCGTCACAGTACCAAGAAAATTGGCAGGCATTTCGCACAGGGGATCCATGCCGTTCTTTTGCTTGATATACCACACCACAGACAGAACCCGGAAAATTAGGATCATCGACCCTATTTAAAGTAACATTTGCTACTGCTATCATACCGTGTTCAGTCTCACCTCGTGCTTCATGATAGATGTTTTGAGCCAAACAAAATACTTCATCTGGATCTAGTGGCATCTCAATTTTTCGTGCTTTAACTACTATCTCTTGTAATTGCGTTTTGTCTTTCGCTTCATCAGTAACACTTATGTTGCCAGAAATTATACTGGGTGGCAATATTAAAGTTGCCGCTAGTAAAAAGTTCTTAATCATAGCCTTTACCTTTTCTGCTAGAGTAAAAAAATGGAGACTTCTGTTGCTAGGCGTCTCCGAACCCCGACTGATCTTACGCGGCTAAAGCGTAATCGTCATATGCAAAATTATCGTTTGCAGTTATTGTTGTCTTACATTTACGGCTGTTCGCACACCGGCTCTCCGTATCCTCTACTAAGCACCAATCGATCCTATTCAGCCCCATCAAAAAAAGACTAGATAGATTATTCCAGAGATTAAAGTGATGTCTGCTACTATACTCCAAAGTATATATGCTCTGAACAACCACTTACTTAAATCTCGTACTCTCGGGGTCATCATCGCATTCCCCTATAATCTTATCCATACCTAATCTCCTTTTGGTGGAGCTGGAGGGAATCGCACCCTCGTCTTGCTTACTTTTCAACTTACATCATCGAGCGTTTACTATTTATTAATCATACAGATTGTTGTCAAACATTTTCTTACTTTCTAACAAATAATCTGTGTAATTATCACGATTTTCAATAAAAATCTGCGGTTCATCACCATCAACGGCTATTAAAACTACAGTTCTATCTATTGGAGTGCCCGTTCTCTCCTCATACATGATCGCATATGCGGCACATTGAGCGAAATAATTGGATATTCCCTTGTGATATTTCTTTCTTTTTGATGTTTTAAAATCAATGATAGATAGTTTACCATCAAACTCTGCTATGGCATCACATTGACCAGCCATCTGTAAATGATCGCTGTATAAGAAAGGTTCTACTGCATGAACATTATCAATTCTATCAACAACTGGTTTAAAAGTCTTCCATGTATCTAAGTCTAAAAGAGACATTTCTGGAAGTTCTTTGTTGTTTAGATAATCTTCACAAAATTTATGTATTCTGGTACCCCTAGTAGAAGCCTTCCTCGATATTTTATCGGCTTCTTCTGCTCCTACTCGTTGTCTCCATTCCATTATTCGCTTTTTATTGCGAACACCAAGAACAGTGGTGACAGAAGGATATCTGCCACCCTGCTCATTAACATATATCCTCTTACCATCGACATTCTGTCGTTTTAGGCGAGGTAAAGTTTTAATATCAACATGATTAAACATAATATAGCCATTATAACTGGTTTTTTAGCAAAAGTCAAGCGATTTATGAGCCTTTATATAGCACCATAGATTTCAGTGATGATAGGCTTATAGTATCACACAAAAAGCGCCAAATGTCAAGCGGTCATTTCATAACTTTCTTCATATCTCTGCCTGGCCAGCAAATATTCTCGTACAAATCGACTTCTAACGATATCATCGGTCGAAAACTCAAGAATTCTGAATGATGGCATACTTTCAGCGATAACTGTGAATTTCTGTAATCCTGACATATCTCCTCTTTTGTATAAATCGGACTGTCTAAAGTCTCCACAGAGTATTATTTTACTATGATTTCCCACTCTTGTCAAGATAGAATTTAACTCCATATCGTTCATATTTTGACATTCATCGACAATAACAACTGCTTTATCCAGAGTTATACCCCTAATAAAAGAAGTTATCATCCACTCAGCGGATTTCTGATTTATTAATCTCTTGAATGCGTTGCTTTTTCTGGGAAAGAACTTTTCGCACATATCTACATAGGGTTGCATATAGACTGCGGTTTTCTCGTCTTGATCTCCTGGTAAGTGTCCTATTTCTCTGGAGGGTACTGCGGATCGTACTATTACGACTTTATCTAACTTGCGGGTTTTCAATACTTCTTCTAGTGCTTTATATAATGCAATGAATGTCTTTCCAGTTCCTGCTGAACCATGTAATAACATTGCTTTAGCACCTTGCTCGTATTGTGAAAAGAATTGTCCTTGGGTTTCTGTTAATGCTCCTATTGTTTTAAGATCGTCTATCTGGATCTTGCATTTATTGTTTTCTGATGGTTCACGCATTTCATTGTCAGATTTATCTACTAATTGCAGATTTTTTCTTCTTGCCATGCGGTTGATTTCCCTATTCTAGTTTAAAAAAAGGCACAACGGACTGTGCCCACCAATCACTTGTAGTTCTGTTTTAATACCGAAAGTGGAATTATTTCTATGGAATGTATTATTTTCCTGATTTGCTCCTTTGCTGATTTTGATAAGAATGTGCTGTCTAAGCATAGAGTCATTTTAGAAATGACATATTCGGGGTCGAGGGACTTCAAATCTTTCCTCGTATATCGATTGGGATCGTTGTGATCATCTGTCATATTTATACAAAACAAGACTATATGAATCTGTTCTTCTGTGTAAAGGTTAATACGATAACCTGTTGGAGAAGATATCTTATGTTTTGGAAAAAATATAATATTACTACTCATAATTTTATTTATTCTTTTAATAATTGATAAACTCGTTCTGCCCACATATCATGAGCAATCCTTCTCGGATGATGGCCTGGTGTATACCATTTATCACGAATTTTTTCGCCACCACCATCAGCATACCAACAATCTCCAACAAATGTACTAAATGATTTCTCAGATGACACTACTTTCGATTGTATTCTACTAATTATATATTCTGAAATCTTCAATAGTTCCTCATTTTTGTTACCTATTTTCTTTTTAAGTAGGCTATGTTCCATCTGCAATGTATCACCACAGGGTATTATCATACATTGATAACCTTCATGATGACATATCGTAACAAATTGATATAAATCTTGGAACCATCTATACAATAAATGGGTATCTGACCAGGTATCTAATAGATGTGTATTTGATGTGCCAGTGTGATCGATAGTTGGCTTTAGTGTGCGAGGTAGCCATGTATGAAACTGATCATCTTGAATATCAAAAATTCGGCGACTGAAAGTAGAAGCCCACACAACAAAATCACTTCTATCAATATTGTGTTGCCGAATATCTGATAAAAAAGACATCATCATTCGACCACTAGAACTGCCATATTCTGATCTGTTACAAAATTCAACATTTTTTAATTTACATAATGTTCCTGCCCAACTGTCTTTTCCATTTTGTTCTTTGATCTCTTTTGTGGATACAGGCCAAGTTAATGTACCATCTTCATTTCTTACTGCTGTATCGTGTATCTCATGTCCAGCGGTATATGAACATCCATAGAACCACCAAGTCATATAAGATAAACCTTATGTAACTCTTCTATCGCATGTCTTCTGTTATGATCTAAAACAGATTTCATTTCTT